TACCTGACATGTAAAGCGCACCGACGCATGCAAGTGCAGCACGGGCATATGATGCAAGCGCTGCTATTAGTTGGTCCTTCATGGTTATCTCCTTTAGCGCCCTTAGTTAACTTGGCTAAGCACGTACAGGTTAGCTGTACCTGAGCTTGTTATTGCGTATAACGCCTCTGAGCCGCCTACCAAAATTGTAAGTTTATCGCCGTTATCTAGCTTGTAGCCATTAGCAGTTGTCAGGTCTGGACCGCCTATGTATAGAGTGCCGCTAGAGCTATGCAGATTAACGGTTTGATCTCCTATGTTGGCAGGTACAGCTATTGCAGCTGTAGTAGTTACAGTAATTACTGTTGATTTAGGCATGCTTTAGCTCCAATTTGGTTATCAGTGCGGCCACCTTGGCTGCATCTAAAGCTATCTCAAAGTGCATTTCATCTTTACGATTGACATAATCGCCACCCCACTTTAGGCCGTACTTCTTAGCCAGGGCCTGAATCATTGGCACTTTAGCTGCGTCAAACGTGGCTGCCTTACCCAGTGGATGCTGAGTAGCATTTAGATCAAGGGCTGTGCCTGATGAGTGATTACTGAGTTTGTCAGTGCTGCCACGTATCATGCGATAGCAGTAGCCCCAGTCATCAAGTGAGCCTGCATCTATTGGCTCTATTAGCTTGTGAAAGTCTGCAGCAAATGCAATTAGTAGTGGTGCTACTTTTTCAGCACACGCAAGCTTTACCGTAGTACCTGGCACTGTGTAAGACTTTATGCCAATCTCACTGCGATCCTTAGATGCAGGCCATCCATTGAAACTAACTTGGGCCATTATGCGATTCATCCTCACATGTCCAGCGACACGTTGCCTCATCAAGTATTGCTACGTCATGACATTTAGGTGCAATAAAAGCATCTTTGCTTGCATCATATGAATAACCAACACCTGCGTAATTCTTGCGATAGTTGTAATTATATGAAGTGCGCTTACAAACTTGATTCCTAAAATTGCCGTACCAAGTTTCAGGATCTAATCCTTCTATAAGTTCAGTTTCATTTATGCCGACAATAACCTCAGTAACAATTCCATCTGTAATAAATGCGTAATGTGCCATTATACCCAGCTCACATTTCCTGTGCCTGCAGTGATTGTTGAAACCTTGAAACCGCCTGATGGCGCAGCAGTTGATCCTGTAAGGCCTGCACCGATAGTAATTGTCAAACTATCTATGTATTTCAAGATCACAATTCCAGAACCGCCATTACCTGAAGGAAGTCCATTTGTAGCATAAGTACCACCACCGCCACCGCCTGTGTTTGCTGTGCCTGATGTAGGGCCTGCACCGTTTTGTACTCGACCATTTCCACCGCCACCTGTACCGCCCACGCCCTGTGCGAATCCTGCTTGGCTTGAACCGCCACCACCGCCACCATAACTAACTGATGAACCAGAAATTGAAACCGCTACACCAACGCCGCCGTTATCGCCTGCACCGTTGCCATTGACTGTAGGTACAGCACCTGCTCCACCACCTGCACCACCTTGGCCGAAAGTAATGTTTGGTTTACCGCTTCCAGCGAAACCTTGACTAGCTGTACCAGTGCCAGGTGTGCCGCCAGTAGTAAATCCGATTGAGCCACCGCCTGAACCACCGTTACCACCATCGGCTATAGCAGGTGTGCTTGGACTGTAACCGCCACCATAACCACCACCTGTTGATGTAATTGTAGAAAATACTGAATTTGCACCACTTGTGCCGTGTGTGCCACCTGCATTTACGCCAGCACCGCCAGCACCAACAGTTACCGTGTAGTTAGTACTTGTAAAAATAGTAGCTGCAGGCTCTAGTGAACCACCGCCACCTGTTGCAGTAACAGTTGATCGTAGGCCACCTGCTCCACCGCCTGACATATCGCCTGCACCGCCACCGCCAGCAACGACTAAATAATTCACAGTAAGGGGTGGAGTTGTAGGCGCGTTATTAGCTGCGTTTATTGTGCCAATCATTATGCGATTGCTCCCACTATGTACCACGTATCAGTTGCTGTTTTAATACACGCTGCAGATTTGTATTGCGTAAGGGTAGGCGCTGCGGCTGTAGCACCTGCGCTAAGTACGGTAGTAGTACCGCTAGTCACGGCTGAAATTGTGCAAGTACCTGCGCCTATATTGAGTACAGTAATTACAGTACCGACTGCAAAAGCCACGGATGCATTAGTAGGAATCTTAAATGCAATAGCTGTTGCTTTATTCATTGGTTGCAAGACTTGGTACTGGTCATTCAGTACTGCCGTGTAGTCGGCAGTCTGTGTTGTATTTACGGTAAAGGCTGGAAGCCCGTTCCATAATGTTGAGGTAACTACGTCACCCGTTACTGCTGGCCATGTTGGCATTTTATCTCCTTAGTAACTAAACACGTTCGTACCGAGTACGCCGTATAACGTTGATCCGATAATAAAGCCGTCAATGATGGGCTCTAGTGTAGTAAATGAAACCTTCCAGTTACCAGGTCTGATATACATTGACACGCCAAAAATTTGTAATGTCTTAGTAATGGTTGAGACCCCTGGCTGATTAGTTGTAACTGTTACGTTGTCAAAGAAATCTAAACCTAACGCAGCCTTTATGCCCAGGTCATAGTTATTTGTGTAAAGGTCTAGCTCTAATAGATCGCACCGTATGGTTGTCTCTTGGCGGCTAGCAACGTAGGCCTGCGCGTAATTCAGGGCCTCGGCTGTAGTCTGCATCAGCAGATTCTGTTGATTATAACTGTGGATAAAATACTTGGCAATACTTGTAGCATTGGTAGCAGTCTGAGTTGCTAGCCCTGTTGCTGTAATGCTGGCTGAGTTGAATATAAGAGTATCGTCTAGCTTCCATACTGCGTTGCTATACGCAATATCTGTGCCATCATCGTTGAATACCGTAGGTGTATTGGCCACTGAACCAACAGTTACCGTACGATCTTGGAATACAAACGAGCCTGAGGCATTGACATAGAGCGCCCCGTATTCACTCGTAGTTACGGTCTGCATAGCTGCTAGCGCCGTACGAGCAGTGCCAGGGTCTGCCTGCATAGTTGTAAGGCCTGCATCTACATCGCGCATAGTTGCTGGCCAAGCTATCTCATCTAAAATTTCATTTATACGTGTGCCGCTTAGGTCTCCAGGTGCTGAACCTGTCACCGTAGAAATCTGTGCATTTTGTGCAAGGCGTAGGGCATCTACTGCCGTTATAGTCGTGTAAGCCAATTCACCTGCATTGCGTGGTGTCACCGTGTTATAGCTTGTAATAAAGCCGCTAAAGATTGGATAGGTAACACCATCATAGGTAGCCGTTATCTGCACCTTACGCATAGGGCTAAGCAGGTTGTAATAAGGCCCTGCCGTATTCTGTGGGTTGAAATCACCGTTTTCATCTACTATGCGTAGGCTCATTGTGCCAGTCTGAAATACATCACTAGCTGCGTTACGGCCTCGGCTAGTAGAGATAGTATCTACTTGATCCGATACATCTACAATAACGCCTGCGCTATCTGCAAACACGTTAGTGCCAAAAATACCGTAATCTATTAAACATGCTTGGGCGAAACTAGGGCCAGTACTAAAGTTAATTACCGCGTTGATTACTGGGATTGTCATAATGCGACCAGCCCGCCAGCCTTGAATTGTGACCAGCCTCTAGCATTGATTTCTTGTAAGGCTTGCTGCACTACATCTACCACGCCCTGCTCATTAGTAATCGTGCCAGCGCTTACAGTCACATTGGCTACAAATTGATTAGCCATACCATGAGGCATGTATGTACCGCTAATGGCATTGAATACCTCAGCACTACCGCCTGCCATGGCGGCAGGTATGTTTGTCATAGGCATTGAGCCAGTTGTCGTACCACCTGTTGAGCCTAGGTCTAGCTCTGAACGCCCAGTGCCAAGCCTTGCCCCTAGAGATGCGCCTAAAGCATTAGCCAGTGCTACCTGAGATGCTGTCATCAGTGAGGTGCTTGTAGCTGCATTAAATGCTGCTGTGCTTAGAGCATTGAGCGCTTTAGCGCCAGCCTCGTTTTGTTCGACTATTGCTATCTTGGCTTTGATGCGAGCCTTTTCTTCCTCAGTTGTAGCTGTAGCTAGAGCTGCATAAAGTCCTATGCGATCTAAATCAAATTTAGCAGATAACTTATCTACCTCAGTCTTGGCCTTTACTGATGCTGTATTAGCCTTAAAAGCTGTAGTGTTTTTATTAATGGCATCTCTTGCTTTTTTATCAGCAATAGCAGCCAAGCCTCGACCTGCAGGGCTCGCTGATCTATTGCTTGAAGTCTTTATGTCAGTAAGGGTAAGGCCTTTTCTAAGGTCAAAGCCAAATTCCTTACCCTTAGTCAATTCACCTAAAGTCAACGCCCCAGTAGATAACTTGAATATGTTAGTAGCGTTTTTTATGAAGTCATCAAATTTAGCAATCGCTTTATCTATATCGCCATTACCTGCTAAAGCTGCAAAACTATCTACTAAAGCCCCACCTATAGTTTCACTAGCTCGACCAGCTGCAGCATCTAATTTAGCCAATTTGCCTGAGATGGTATCGGCAGCTAACGATGCTTGCCCACTACTTACTTGTGCGATTCTAGTTAGTACATCATCAAAGCTAGCAGCCGCTAATTCTGCTTTGGTAAATCCTAAGCCGTATTTTATCAAGCCACGCGTATTACCAGCAAAGGCCTTTGCAATATCGTTGGAAACGCTAACTACATCTTGGCCGCTTTGCGCACTCAAATCTAAGCTAGTGCGCAATAAATCCTGAGCTAGTTTGTAATCGCCTGTCTGGGTCAATAGCCTTTGGTAGGCAGGCCTTAGTAGATCATCTACAACACCAAACTGCTTTTCTAGGCTATCAATAAAGCCAGCAACATCAGTAGCTGCATAACTCAAACCTAGATTCTTTAGAGTCCCTGCTAATACTCGGGCTGCTTTATCATCGGCTGCAAATGCCTTGACTGCCTGCTTGGAATAGCGCGTTAAAGCTTGCGCTCCAAATGCTAAGCCAAATGCCCCTGCTAGGGACTTGACCCCTTTAGTAAGTTTGCTAATTTCTGATTCAGCTTGCTTGAAACCTTTAGCGTCAAACTTAGAACCAATCTTAATATCTGGCAACATTAGGTGGCCCTACTTAGTGGGTTAGCTTTAGCACGGGCGTTAAATTGAGTTGTGGCTTTATCTATGGCTTTGAGTGCAGCACCCTCAGCTACTCCACGGCTAGCCTGCCATGCTCTAAATATCAAACGGCCTCGACCTTTTGCGCTAGTAGTAAGCGGTCCTAAATTTTCAATAAATTGTTCGCCTGAACCTTTCCAATTAGCACGGCTAACACCTTTGCTTGTGCCACCTGCTTTAGGGCCTACCCATGGCTGTGGGCCAATACGTCCAGCGGTTTCATAAATAGATCCCGCTGCAGATTTATTAAAGATAGTAGCCATGGAATTGAAACCATTTTTATTTACTTTACTAACGGCAGTTGTATAGCCTATGCCTTTAGTAACCGTTGTTTTTTCATAAAATGGAAATCTAGCCTCGCTGAAGCTACGTGGCTCCCAACCCCTCATAACTTCACTGGTATCGGGTGCAAATCCTCTAGCCTTTCTAACTACAGGGCCAAGGGCTCTACGTAATTCTGCTTTTAGAGTCTTTTCTAAATCTGGAGTAAAGCGGCGTAGTGCTTTACGTAGATCGGAATTACCTCTTATTTCTACGTAAGGCATTTCGTTGCTCCTTAGCTCTATCGCCTAACACTTGTAGTACTGCCTTAAACATACGTTCATCCATCGCTAGCACCTGATCGGGGCTAATCTTTAGCTCAACGGCTAACTGGGCAACCAGGTAAGTAAAGCTGCCCCGATCTATGCTTTTGGGTCTTCATCATCTAACACCTCAACTGCTATAAGCGTTGCAAGGAAATCATCGCCAAAGGGCGGAATAACCTCAGTACGCATTAGCGCGTTGTGTGCCAGCCAATAAATATCGCTCTGACGTTCATGTTCGCGTATCTGCTTTTGTATGCCTTGACCTGCATACTTTTCAAACGCATACTCCACTACTGGAGTTATTGAAACTATTACCTCGCCGCTTGCCCTTACGATCTTTAGCCGCGCCATTTACTTATACCCTAAAAAGGTGTACTTGCAGAATAGGCAACAGTGGATGTGCATGTAAAAGTCATGCTGGATGATGCATAATCCGCAGGCCCACCTGAACCAACAGGTGTGAGGTTATTGATAAGAATTGAAACCGTGTAAGTAGGGTTAGCTGCAGATACTGCAGTACCTTTTACAGGAATAATTATTGCAGTAACGCTTGTGCCATACGCTGCTTGTAGTGTTGCTTGAACCTTGGCAGCGGCCCAGTCATTGAGGAAATCAACAGCTAGTGTGCTGGACTCTAGGCCCTTGCTAAATTGGTGTGAGGTTGCGCCCATCACGGTGGTCTCGACCTCATCAAAAGTTTGTGTAAGTGTGATTGAAGTGATGTACTCACTCAAATCTACCGTGGCAATTTTCAGGCCAACGTTATTGTCTAGATAAATTGCCATTTACTTATTCCTCATCTTTCTTTTTAGTGGGTGTAACGTCAGGTGCTGCAAGTCCTAATTTCTTTAGAACCTCTAAATCGGCTTCGGTTGGGTATGGCATGTTTAGCTCCAGGTTGTTAGTACGGATAGTTGGAAAGATGCAGTGAGCAGTGATCCGCTAGCAACGTCTAAGACCGACGGCGCGGTTATTGCACTGATGTTATAGGTCAGGCCTGATACTAATAATTTTTGGAATACTGCAACGATTGTGTCCTCAATGCCTGCAAGGTTGCCCTGATTATCAAACATGGGTACGGTCATAATGATATTGAAATTGGCTTTAGGGCTTAGATTCTGTGAGTTATTGCTTGGCTCAATGTATGGATCACTAGGAGCGACTACTACCGAGTTGGCTAGTATCGTCTCAGGTGGAAAGCTGAACACACTCCATACACCTGCATTAGTGAGCGCCGTTGCGATAGTGCCGCGTAGCGTAGTCAGGGCCGCTGTCATTACCCCACCATGGCCGACGGGTTGAGATATGGCGCTATAAGGCCGCGTACCTTACCAATCATTGAATTACCCATGCGGTACGGGCTTGGGCTAAAACCGTCTATAGATACGCCGCCTGTCTGGCTTACTTGGCGTGCTTGCCATATATCTACGGCTAAACACATAGCAGCCTCGCGCACAGCCCCTGTGGTGGCGTATGAGGCAGTCTTTGTGTCAGTACCTACTGCACTGCCATAGGGGAGTACTCGTCTAAAATTTTGATCACTGGCAGTTTTTGCATATTGAATAAAACTATAGCCTTGTGGATACTGCCAATAGTTGAGCTGCATATTGAAAGCAGGCAATATATTAGAAGTGCCTGTACTAAATGGAAGTGTTGCAGTAATTGTGTATGCACCGTTAAACGTTGAACCAGCCCCAGTTAGAGTTACTGATTGGCCCGTAGTAAAAATACCAGGGCTGGCCAACATTACTGTAGCTACGTTAGATACTAACGCTGTCCCAACTACAGGTACGGAATCAAACCAAAGATAGCTATTGAGTAAGTCCTCAGCCGTTTGAGCGCACTCTTCAACTGTACTGTCCGAGTATAAAGTTCCGATTCCGAGATTGCTTCTTAACTCGGCCATGGTCACATACGTTGCTGCCATTTCGGTACTCCTTACTCTAGGTAGGTAGGGCCAAGGGCTAAGGCCCTACCCACTATTAGGGTTATTGCTTAGGT